TGATTCATTATGTGGAGGAAATAAGAAACGTAATAAGGTAAAGCGTAATAATGTAAAGACGCGTAATAAGGTAAAGCGTAATAATGTAAAGACGCGTAATAAGGTAAAGCGTAATAATGTAAAGACGCGTAATAAGGTAAAGCGTAATAATGTAAAGCGTAATAATGTAAAGACGCGTAATAATGTAAAGACGAAAAATTATTAATATTAATAAATATTATTACATATTAAAACGTAAAGTTATATATCTTATTATAAATGAGTAATTTGTTGTTGATAGGGTGTAGTAATTGGTTAGGTCGTGAAATAATTGATAAATTACTTCAAGAAAAAGATACAATAATAATAAATAGTATAGATAATTTATCATCTGAATTTTCTTCTAGACAATCGTCTGAAAACTATAGATATTTAGATACTTTCACGTTTACGTATATGGATATAAATAATTATAATAAAGTTAAAGAATTAATAAACAAAGATACAATAATAATATATAATATATGGAAGGAACCTGATAGTATAAAAGGAATATATAATATAGTCAATATATGTAAAGAAAAAGGGTATAAAAAATTAATATATAGAACTAACAAAGAACTTATTTCAAATTTTAAATCCATCTGTTCAAACTTGAACAATACGATAGGTATAGTATATACTGGTGAAGTTATTGGTAATTATGATATTAATAATAAAATGGATATTAAAGATACGTACGAGTATTATAGAAAAATAGGAAATAAAATTGTATTCAAAAAGGGATATGATTATTATAATATGGTAGATGTAGCATCATTTATTTACTTTTTAATGTATTTTGAAAATTCTGAACCAATGTGTATTAGTCAACCAACACAATATTATAAAGAAATATAATTATATATTATATGTCTTATAATAAAGATAAAACAAGCGAAGATAGAAGTTATTATTCATTTATGAAAAAAATATATAATAAAACTTATTCTAAACCAATATATGATTCAAAATCATTAAAAAATGAAATATTTGTGGATAATTCGGGTTATTTATTAAAAAAAAAAAGTATAGCAATTGGAAAACCAAAAATAACAAATTTTTATACATTGAACAATAAAAGAGAAATAAAACAAGCTAAAAAAAGATTGAGGTCTAGTGGATAATATTACATTTTTCTAGTTTTTTTCTTTTTCTTTATTTTATCTTCTTTACTTATGTGTCCAAACTTACCTTTTTCGGTAAAGAACCCAAATTTCTCTAAACGTTTTTCTTTTTTTGCTGTAAAATGTTTTTTTTTTGATACAATTCTACCATTTTTATTTTTAAACAAATCTTTTTTAAATAGCCCACCAGTAGTTTTTTCTGCTGTTCCATTGTAAACCTCTCTTCTAGAACCAAACGTTTTTTTAAAATCAACCATTATATATTTAATTAATATTATAATTTTGATAAAATAAATCACCATAACTTATGATAAATATTCTATCCATTTGTCTGTTGTAATATTACTATTTTGGTATTGTGTATTTATGTAAAATTTCCTTTTAGGATTATTTAAATCAAAATTATCATATTGACCCAAAAAACCAATTTCACTACAAGATATATCAATTTTATTTCCTATATTGACAGTTATTTGTTTATATCTAGGGAAATTAATAGATAAAAACCCACTATTTATTATTAATAGATTATTGGAAGGTGATATTTTACCTATAATACGTAACTCGTCGTTTGTTGTTGTTGTTAGATTTATATTAAGATTTTCACTATTATAATCAATAACATTTTTATCTAAATATATTAATATATCACCATAAATTGTTTTATTAAAATGATTTCCTAATTTATCCTCAAAAAAATTATCCCAAATTGTTATTATATTATTATGGTTAATAAAACCACCATAATATAAATTACCATTTATTGAAAATTGTTTAGAATAAATAACATTTCCTAAATATGAATAGGATAAATCTATACAATTATTTATACTTAAAACTAAATTTACATTCTTATCGTTAATAAACGAAATGTTTTGTGTGTTATTATCAATAGGTTGAAAAAATTCTATTACATCATTTTTTATTTTTATTGTAGATAATTTAGTTTTTTCTTTAAAAAATACATTATAAGAATAATCATATAAACTTTCACTATACGTTATAGTAGAATATACTAATATATTATAATTACTATTTTTGTAAAAATCATTATTAAAATTTATATATATAAAGGGTGTATGATATAATAAAGGATCTGGAGGATATGCTAATTTATAATAATTATCTAATTTATTCTTTACGCTATTCAATATACGCGAATTATATACCTGTTCCCAATATATTCTATATGTTGTTGAACCAACATTTTCTGATAAATAAACATTATCATCATATGAACCATAAATTATAGTATAAATAATATTTTTTGTATTTGAATTTTTATATGATATACTTTTTCTATTTCTTAACATTTCTGCTTGTAGCATTTTTTTAGATTTATTATTTGACCCAGTTGAGATAATACAAAGACTATCTATATTGTTGTTAATACTCTTTTTATTTATACAAGACATTATATAAATAATATATAATATATTACGAGACACTAGTAAAATTGATATAAAGATAAATACAAATATATTTTATATCATGTCTGGAATTGAAAAAGAATATCAAAAGAAAACAGACAAAGAACATATTTTGGATAATCCTGACACATACATTGGATCTGTAGAAAATGTATCAAATCCAATGTATGTATTTGATAAAGATAATATTATTTTAAAAGATATTAATTATAATCCTGGATTATATAAATTATTCGATGAAGGTATTGTAAATTGTAGAGACCATGTTGTAAGAATGGCAAAAAAAAAAGAGACAAACCCTGACATTAATTTAGTTAATTTAATTGATATTGAGATTAAAAATGATATTATTACTATGACTAATAACGGAGATGGTATAGATATTGTAAAACATCCTGTATATAATGTATGGATTCCTGAAATGATATTTGCACAATTAAGAACTTCTACAAATTATAATAAAGATGAAGAAAAAACAACTGGTGGAAAAAATGGTTTTGGATTTAAATTAGTTTTAATATGGTCTACATATGGTAAAATAGAAACAGTTGATAAAACAAGAAGACTAAAATATATTCAAGAGTTTGAAAATAATTTAGATATTATACATACACCTGTAATTACAAAAACAACTTGTAAGCCTTATACATCAGTTCAATTTAAACCTGATTATAAACGTTTAGGATTAAAAAATTTATCTTCTTCTATGATATCATTATTTCAAAGAAGAGTATATGATATAGCAGGTATAACTGATAAAAGTGTAAAAGTCAAACTAAATAATGAGGCATTAGAAATTAAAGATTTTAATAAATACATTAATTTATATACGGATTCTACAAAGGTTACAGAAAACCCTAATGAACGTTGGAATTATAGTGTATGTTTATCTGACGAATTCAAACAAGTCTCATTTGTAAATGGAATATTTACTAGCAAAGGAGGAAAACACGTAGATTATATAGTTCAACAAATTATTAAGAAAATTACAAGTTATATTTTTAAGAAAAAAAAATTTGAAATTAAACCATCTATTATTAAAGAACAAATATCTATATTTCTGAATTGTACTATTGTAAATCCTTCATTTGATAGTCAGACAAAGGATTATTTAAATACACCAAGTAGTAAGTTTGGGTCAACGTGTGTTGTTAGTGATAAATTCATAGATAAATTAGCTAAAATGGGACTAATGAATAATTCTTGTGAATTAAGTAATGTTAAAGATAAAAATAATTCAAAAAAAACGGATGGAAATAAAAATAGAACAATTAGAGGTATTCCTAAATTAGTTGACGCAAATTATGCAGGAACTAAAGATTCTGGCAAATGTACTTTAATATTATGTGAGGGTGATTCAGCAAAATCAGGTATTTTATCAGGTCTATTGGCAAGTGATAGAAATTATATTGGAGTTTATCCTATGAAAGGTAAAGTTTTAAATGTTAGAGGTGAAAATCTAAAAAAAATCAATGATAATAAAGAAATTATTGAAATTAAAAAAATTCTTGGTCTAGAAAGTGATAAAATATACGAAAATACAAATGATTTAAGATATAATAAAGTTTTATTTATGACAGATCAAGATTTAGACGGTAGTCATATTAAAGGGTTATGTATTAATTTGTTTGACTGTTTATGGCCTTCATTATTAAAAATTGAAGGATTTTTAGGATTTATGAATACACCTATCTTAAAAACAACAAAAGGTAAAAAAACAATATGCTTTTATAATGAAAATGATTATGAAATATGGAAAAAGGATAATAATGATGGAAAGGGATGGAATAGCAAGTATTACAAGGGGTTAGGAACAAGCACAGGAAAAGAATTTAAAGAATACTTTGAAGATAAAAAAATTATGAATTTATATTTAGATATTGAAGATAAAGATAATATGGATTTAATATTCAACAAAAAAAAATCTAATTTACGAAAAGAATGGTTATCAAAATATGAAAGAAACAATACATTGAATATGCTAAATGAAAATGTAAGTATTGGAGATTTTATTCACAAAGAAATGATACATTTTTCTAAATATGACTGTGATAGGTCTATTCCTAATATTATGGATGGTTTTAAAATTAGTCAGAGAAAAATTATATTTAGTGCTTTCAAAAAAAATATTGTGAATGAAATCAAAGTAGCACAATTTAGTGGTTATGTTTCTGAAAACTCTGGTTATCATCATGGCGAAAGTAGTTTAAATGGCGCTATTATCAATATGGCTCAAACATATATTGGTTCTAATAATATTAATCTATTAACCCCAAATGGACAATTTGGAACAAGATTACAGGGCGGTAAAGACCATGCATCAGAGAGGTATATTTACACAAATTTAAATTCTATAACAAGAATTATATTTAATAAAGAAGACGATAGTATATTGTCATATTTAAATGACGATGGTTTGTCTGTTGAACCAAAATTTTACATACCTATTATTCCGATGATCCTTGTAAATGGTTGTAAAGGTATAGGAACAGGATTTAGCACTGATATACCTTGTTTCAATCCAAAAGATATCATAAACTATATTATATCTAAATTAAATAACAATAAGTTAGATATTGAATTTATTCCTTATTATAATAATTTCAAAGGAATTATCACAAAAACTGACGAAAAAAAATACAAAACTATAGGAAAATACAAGATTATAAAAGATAAAATTATTATTACCGAATTACCAATCGGAACTTGGAATGAAGAATACATTATATTTTTAGAAAAGTCATTAAATACTAAAATTAAAGATTATAAAGATTTATCGACTGATAAAGAAGTTTATATAGAAGTATTTATGAAAGATAAATTTAATGAAGAAGATATAATTGATATTTTAAAACTTTCTACATCATTGTCTACAACAAATATGAATTTATTTGACGACGTTGATAAATTAAAAAATTATAACTCTATACAGGAAATATGTGATGAATTTATTACAATTCGTCTAAAATATTATGAAATTAGAAGACATTATTTAATGAATAAAATACAAGAAGATACTGAATTATTAAAAAATAAATACACATATATCGAAGAGTTGTTAAATGACACAATAGTTTTAAAAAAAAAATCATTATTAGATGTGAATGCAATTTTACTTGACAAAAAATATAAAAAATATAATGATTCATATAATTATTTAATTAAAATGACTATGGATAGTGTTTGTGAGGATAATGTTATTTCATTAAAAGAAACATATAATTCTAAAAAGAAAGAACTTGAATATATCAAAAATATAAAAAATGATGAAATATGGAAAAAAGAATTAAATATTCTATCTAAAGAATTAGATAAATCTTTTAAATTCTAATGTATTATCATTTTGCAAATATATAGGATTTTCAAGAGGAGTTGCTATAGTAGATATATCCTGTTTATATTTAAAATAAGTTGTAATTTCGCTTACTATATTTTTTGAACAATAGTCAATAACCATATTATTTATATTATTTATATCATTATCAATATCCTTAGTATTCATTGATGAATATTGTAAAAATATACTTCTCATTATTGTTTTTAAAGTTACTATATCTTGATTATCTATAATATATTTATTATTAGTAATAAAATATACTTTTTTTTTTATATTCTGGTGTACTAATTCAATATTTTTATTACTAAAATATCTTTTAGTAAGTTCATTTGGTTGAAACATATATTTTGTGGCATTATAATAATTAGATTTATCGTCAACCTTTACAGCTTCATATAAAAACATAGGGGATCCACCTTCTTGAATGTTTACTCTTCCATTCATTATTTATATATGTATATATTAAATGTATGAAGTTTATATTATTTTATCTTCATTTATAATAATTTTATCAATATCTTTAATAGTTATATATTATAATTTAAAAAATTACAAAAAACATTATAATTTCCCTCCTTATAAATCTGAATGCCCTGATTTTTATAGTTTTGATAAAAATACTGGCGAATGTATAGATAAAATGAATTTATTTTATACTGATGATAATAAATGTTATAGCACAAACTTCATAAAAGAAAATACACAAGACAATGAATTAATATGTACAAAAAAAGAATGGGCGAAAGAATGTTTATTAAATTGGGATGGAATAACTAATAATTTAGATATCTGTAAATAATTATTAAATACAATATTATATATTATAAATAAATGTATGAACAAATAGATTTATTTATAAAAGATAGTAAGCCAATATATATTACAGGAAATTCAGGTTCAGGAAAAACATATTTAATTGATTCGTATTTTAAAAATATTAATATGAATATAAAAAAAATAACACTTAAAAAAATTATTAATATTAGCTATTTAGATGAAATAACAAAACTTGATATTATAGACGTTTTTAATAATATAAAAAGAGAAATAATAATAATAATTGACGATATAGATGTTTTAAATATTCAAGAAAAAAAAATAATTAACGAATTAATAAAGATGTTGAAAAATATTAACAAATATAAAAAAAAACTTAAGTATAAATTAATTTTTTCTGGTATCAATTATTCTGATAAAAAAATAAAAGAATTAATGAGATTATCTAATATTATATCACTAGGTAATAATATATATAATAAAAATATATATATTAATATTGAAAATATTTTGAATAAAAATAATAAAGTAAATACTTTTGAGTTTGACAAATCGATACAAAGCTTACTATTACACGAAAATATAATTAATAACTTAACAAAAAATAATATTAATTTTTATTATAATTTTCTAATTAATTTCTGTAATGGTGACTATTATGATCGTATTAGTTTTCAAAAACAAATATGGTTATATAATGATATTACATTTTATATAAAATTTATAATTAATATATTATTATATAACAAAGAAAATATAACCATAGAAAAAAATGATATACGTTTTACAAAAATATTAACTAAATACAGTAATGAATATAATAATAATAATTTTATAAATAATATTTGTAATAAATTAAATTTAACTAATAAAGAATTATATAATTTATGTATTAATAACAATTTATACATAAAATCAATACAAGAAACAAATGAAAAAGAATTACATAATTTACCAATAAAATTATCACAAAAAGATTTATATCTAAATATATTATCACAAAAAGATTTGGTAAGATTGTATAAAATATATAATATTTAAAATTCTATCTTATTTATACCAATTTCTTCTTTAATTAGTTGTGCAAGGTCTTTTATTATTTTCGAAGATTTATCATACTTATTTTTTTCATTTAAAATATAATTATCTTCATTTAATGATTTAATTTCTTTTTTTAATATTTCTATTTCTTTACATTTATATTCATATAAATTAATTACTTCATTCATATTTAAAGTTCTTTTATTTCCATTTTGGTCTGTTATAATCATTTCTCTATTTGAATTTTTTCTTTCTTCGTCTCTTCTTTTTATTTCGTTTATTACATCTGGTTTATTAGATATATCACCATAGCTATAATTGTTTAGAATAGTGTCTAAATTACTATAAAATTTTAATACATTTTCTTCTTTTATAAAATTATTTATAGTTAAGTTTGATTCACTACAATACGAAGATAAATTTATTAATTTTTTTTTATCAAATGTATTTTGACTATGAGCTATTACTAATATCGTTTTTAACGGGTCTAATTGAACGAAAGGTATCGTATAATCTTTCAAAAAATATTTTTCTTCGGCAAGTAATGCGTTATCTTCGTATTTTGTTATTTTAAGTAGTTTTCTTTTAAAAGCAAATGTTCCCGCAGTAGCGTGATTTTTACCATATGGTCCAAATTTATACATTTTATTTAATTCGTTAAACCATAAAAATAATTCACTTGAACCGGCACAAAGTGCCGTCGAATTGTTAAGAGTTGTAACAGAATGACTTATTCTTTCAGGTGGATAATAATCATCATCGTCTATATATATAATTATATCATCATCATTTTTATATTCGCATTTTTCATGCATTAAATTTCTTTTAACACCAAGATTCATTCGTTCATTTATATAAAAGTATTTAACATATGGTATATCTTTAACTAAATCTCCTATAGGGTCCGTTCCATCGTCAATAATAATCCACTCTATTAAATCTTTTGGATATTTCTGTTTTGATATATTATCAATCATAAATTTTATAAAAGGTCTTCTATTAAATGTTGGAGTACATAAACTAACTCTTGTTTTATATATTTTTTTTACCATTATTCATATATAATATTTCTATTTAAGCTTTACTTTTTTGAAATATATAATAAAAATAAGAAACTAATGTTATTAATGTCATAGCGTAAATACTTATTTCTCTTGGCGCATAAAATCTGGCTGTAAAATATAAACCTAATATTAATAATAAATTGAAAATAAGATAAAGATATATTGGAATTTCATTATATAAAAAATTTATGTTTTCTTTATAATCAATTACATCAAATATAGAATAAATATATTTTCTAATATTTTCATGTATTAATATAATAAAAATAGAAAAACAAGTAACGAATCCTAATATAATCATAATTATTAATAAATCTTTAGTAAATTTATTATTATTATTTAATATATTATTTATAGGATAAGATAAACTATATATTGTTAAAAATAATACAATACAATGAATATATATATAAATATTATTTAATCTTTTATCTAAATCAGCATTATTTATATAACTAAAAAATCCTGTAATAAATAGAATAAGACCTAAGAGTAGAATAGGTATAACAAAAATAAATATTAAAATAACATAATATTCGGATATAATATATTTAGAGATGTTTGAAATATAAAAAAAAAATGTTAAAAAAGAAAAGAAAAAAGGCGAAAAAATATTAATTTCAGTTTTAAACAAATTTATAATATTTTTTAATATCTTTGTATATTCTTTTTCAAAATCACTTAAACCATTAAGGCTATTTTTTTCAGAATCTAATTTTATTGTAAAACTATATAGAAATATAAATATAATAATAATAAAATCTATAAAAATATTAACAATACTTATTATATTTTCATCTCCCATTTGATATAATACAATATAATTATCTTGAATATATTAATCCAACCGTCCCAGACATTATTTTTACAATATTAAATCTCTCTTCAAATAAAATAAAATCATATGAATATTTAAATAATTTATTTGGGTCAACATCTATGACACCTATTATATTACCTTCAGAGTCACATTGACTTATTACATTAGCGTCAGGATTCTTTTCTGGCGTAATTGTTAATATATCTATAAAAATATCCTTAAATCTATTTAGATTCATTGCACCACTAGGTTGTAATTCAAAAGGATCTGTATTAATTGAAAAACTGTAACTATATAAACCATCGTCTGATACACCATTACATCTGTTATATTTTTCTATGTAATTATATACTTCTGCGTCAAATTCACTTTCTCTATATTTTCCATCTATATTAATAGATACTTTTTGTAAAATACTTCTTAAATTATTTACATTAGAAAGTTGAGGTAATCCTACAACTATTTCATTATTCATATTATTGGAAATAGGTAAAACATTGGGTATATCTTCGTATTCCCAATTGCTGTAATTATTCCATTCGTTTCTTTCACCAACATCACTTCTTCTTAAAAACCAAAACCAATTTGAAACCAAGTGGTTTGTATTTATTTTTATTCTTTTATTTCCTATTATATTAAGATAATTCTCTTGATATACTTCTTTAATTAAATATAATTGTTCGTTTTTTGTAAATACCTTTATTTCTTCTTCTGATAAAAATGCATATGTAGAAATTAAATGAATATCTGTTTTCCAATCTACTAAAGTTTGATCCATATTATCTGTTTGTTGTTGTATGAAATTAAATATCTGTTGATTTGTATTTATAAAATTTGGACTAATTCTTGAATAATCAACAGAATTATATTTTAATATAGTGAATAAGTTTTTAATTGGTTTTAATGTGATTTTTATTTCTAACTCGTCATATTGAAGACACGTTAAAGGAAAAGCAGATTTACTAGAATTAGAAAACCAAAATGGTAATGGAATATATAATTTACGCCCTCTTATAGAAGGTTGTGAATTATTATTAATAACATTTGGATAATAACCATTATTCCCATAATACTCTTGTGGAGAATATATTGATTTTTCATGACCTATCATTTTATAAAAATGTTCTTTTTTAGATTGACTTAAATTTCTTTCTAAAGAGTTTTTTATATAATCTCCTGTAAATTGTTGTAAAATAGAACCACTTGAACTTAGAACAACACTTTCTATCATTGTGGTTCCTAAATATTTTACCCAATTGAATTTATAAGGTGTATTATAGTCATTATCATAAAAACCACTCCATATATCAGGTATAGTTATAACCAAAAATGTATCCATAAGCAATTCTGCGTATCTTGGTATTTTGAATGTAAATGTAGATGTTTGTGAAGTTTGTAAATTTTGATATCCTTTATAATCAATTCTATATTTCTGTAATCCAAAATTTGTATATTTAGAATATACAGATTTAAAAAAAGTTTTGTTAGGATTACCGTTTAATATTATATTTTGATTACCATAAGCTATAATATTTAATAATCCTCCAGTCATAATATATTATATTATTATTTATTATTATATTATTTATTATTATATTATTTATTATTATATTATTTATTATTATATTATTTATTATTATATTATTTATTATTATATTATTTATTGTATATATAATTTATTGTATATAATTTATTGTATATATAATTTATTGTATATAATTTATTATTATATTATATTATAATAATATGGATATTCCTATTAGTATGATAATAATTAGCGCCTCTATAATAATAATATGTATTATTATATTTTATAATTTTAGAAGTATTGATAGATGTTATAAATTTGATAACTTAACTAAAAATATTAACCTATCAACAGAAGAAGAAAATGAAAGTCTAAAAAATATATTTATAAAATCAGCATTTAATTGTTGTTGTATAGGTGATTCTAAATACGATTATGTAAATATATGTGCATTAGATAATTGTTATAATAATGGAGTAAGATGTTTAGATTTTCAAATATTCTCATTAGAAAATGAACCTATAATTTCGAGTTCTACAAGTCTTAGTTTTGAATATAAAGAATTATTTAATCATTTATCTTTTACAGAAACAATGGTTTATATTAAAAATAAATTTATAGCTGGTTACGATGAAGTAAATAACGATTATCCATTATTTTTGAATTTTAGAATATTTACAAATGATATTAATGTAATTAATAAAATGAATAAATATTTGAAAGATATTTTTAATGATAAAATATATATAAATAATCATGATGTTGTTAAAAAATATGATTTTACCAATAAAACAATAAATGAATTAAGAAATAAAGTAATTATAATGATTGATACCGGAGGAAGTGTTGAAAATATTAAAGATATTGAAAATTCTGAATTAGATGATATAATTTGTATAAAATTCGGAACTTCTAATTATTTCTCATCAACAAGTAATAATATACAAATAGTGGAATTTGATAATTCACTTTCTGCGGTATTCCCAAAAAATAATTCTAAAGCTATAAATTACGATACGTCCAAAGCTATGGAAAATCATTATAGATTTATATTTATGAATTTTCAAACTAATGATAATAATTTAAAAAAATATAATAAAAAATTTAAAGGACAATCATTCTTAAAAGATGATTTATAATTATATTTATTAATATATATATGTCTTATAAATCTAAAATTATATCTGCTATTGAAAAAAATGATATTATACATAAAAAATTAAAAAAAAGTTTGTTAGATTCTAAAGCAATAAATATTGTAGAAAAATTTATTATAGATAATAAATTAATTTGTTATGGGGGAACAGCTATTAATTCAATATTACCAGAAAGTAAAAAAATATATGATTATAGTTTAGATATACCAGATTATGATTTTTTTAGTCCGACACCTTTAATTCACGCAAAAAAATTAGCTCGGATATATGCAGAAAATGGGTTTGAAAATATTGAATCAAAATCTGCACTTTTTAAAGGAACATATAAAGTATTTGTAAATTTTGTTCCAGTTGCAGATATAACTCTTGTTGAAGAATATATATATGAAAAATTAAAATCAAAATCATTAGAAATAAACAAAATGTTATTTGTATCTACTGATTTTTTAAAAATGAGTTTATATCAAGAACTTTCAAGACCACTTGGTGATATAAGTCGTTGGGAAAAAATTTACAATAGATTAACAATATTACAAGAATATCTTAAAGAAGATATATTAATCAGTTTACAATTATATAAAATACCTAATAATAAAATAAATAAATCAATATATAATAAATTAAAAAATATTTGTATTAATAATAAAGTTGTATTATTTGGAGATTTTGGATTATCATTTTATTTAAAATACTTTCCATCTCATATTAAAAATATAATAAATAAATGTAAAATTAAACAAATGTTTATATTATCAGAAACTATAGAAGATATAACAGAATTATTAAAAGATATTAAATATGATATTATTTTACATAAAAACACAGGTAAATTTTCTAATGATATTTATGAAATAATTATAAATGGGTTTTCGTTTATTTATGTTTTTATAACTACTTCTTGTCAATCATTTAATATAATAAGAAAAAATAATAATATATATAACATTGCGACTATTGATACTATAATAAGTAATTACTACAGTTTAGAATATTCTAATATTAAAAATATAGATATTACAAATATTAAATCTTATTGTTATTTACTAGAAAATATACATTCTAACAACAAAAATAATATATTAAAACGTTTCTATATACCGTGTATAGGTCACCAAGAAACAGTTTCAGATATAAAAAATAACAGGAATCAAGTATATAAAAAATATAAAAATAATAAAACACATAAAAAATATCTTGAATTATTCTTCAAATATTATCCAAAAACTAAAAAAAATATTAAAACATTATAAAAACAGTTTTATAAGTTAATTATAATGAATACTTTGATTATATTTGATTTAGATCATACTATAATTCATTCAAATTATAATAATAACATTTTATATATTTATGTTAGACCTAATTTTACTGAATTAATAAATTATTTAAAAGAAAATAATTACGATATTGCGTTTTGGTCGCTTGGTGAAGTAAAATATGTAAATTTAATTTATGATTTTTTAAAAAAAAATTATCTTGTTGATATTAATCCATTATTTGTTTTATCTAAAATACCTGAACTAAATAGTTATACAGATATTTTATCTGATATAAAAATAAATTCACATACTAATGGTTATGAGTTAGTAAAGAATGTAAATACTTTACTATCTTATTATAGTATAGACATTAATAAAACAATTCTTGTCGATGATTTGATTAGCAATATTAATATAAATAATAAAAATAATGTATATTATATAAAAAAATGGTTTTCAACTATGATTTGGGATACTGAATTAAATAATTTTAAAAATTTATTAGTAAATTTAAGAATCTATACTAATTATTAATTTAAATATTAATTATTATACTAATTAATGGAAAGACCTAGTTGGGAAGAATATTATAAATCTATTACAGAGATTTCTGCGTCTAGATCTACATGTAAAAGATTAAAAGTAGGATGTATATTTGTTAAAGATAATAGAATTATTTCACAGTCATATAATGGATTTATATCAGGTATGCCTCATAATTCCATTATTGTAAACGGACATGAATTAGGAACTATACACGCAGAAGAAAATTCATTAATTTATTGTGCTAAATATGGTATAAGTTGTAAAGGTTCGATAGCATATATTACACATTATCCATGTTTAAATTGTGTAAAACATTTATATATGGCGGGTATTAAAGAAATAAGATATATAAATGATTATAATAATGATGATAATATAAAAAAACTTGGATTATTTTTTCAAAATTCCAATGAAGGTATGTCAATAAAAAAGGTTATAGTATAAAGTAATATTCCATAAAATAATCCATAAATTATAACACCATATTTGTTTGTAGTTCCATTTGAATTACGTATATAAGAGCCAATAATAACTACCAATATATTCATTATATAATTTTTTATAAATGGTTCATTAAACATTATAAATAATAAAGTTGCTAAAATAATCATTTTATCTGTATCTTTTGTTTTATTGTTTTTAATTGTTTTAATTTCTATATTTTCGTTAAAGGTTACATTTTCCTTTTTTAATTGCTTTATTTCAGGGTCTATTACGTGTTTCAACGAACTTTTCAATTGTTGTTCAGGTAATTCGTTTGTAGATTGTTCGTAATCTACTGGCAATTCATTAATATTAGTTGTATGTGTCTCCATATGTATAAATATATATTTCCTTTTTTATATTTATACATAAAAAATTATATTTCTATTATATTTTTTTTTTATTACAAGTTTCCATTTTTTCGAAAACATTATAACATTTGTCATTATATTTTAGTTTATCTTCGTATTTCTTTAAATCACCAACTCTATGAACTATACAATTACGATTGTCACAACTAAATTTAAATACTCCTGCTAAACCTAATCCTAAAATAATAGATAATATATCCATTCCTAACTTTGATTTTATAAATTTTTTATAATTCAACATTTATATATTATATTATTTTAATCATCTTTGCGAAGATAAATATTTATAACTACTATCACAAGTCGTTTCTTCTAATTCATATTTAAAACAATTATCCGTTTTATCTTTATATTGGTATTTATCTATATTATCAGGATTTGGGTAAATATATATTATTTGCTTATTTTCTAAAATATAAATGTAAAATATTCCTATACATAAACTTATTATAAAATATTTAATGTTTAAATATTGAAATATCATATATATATTAATGCTTTATTTTCTTATACTTCTTAGTTATTATATCATAATTTAAATTATATAAATTTATATCATCCCAATTATTAATATCTTTTAAATATTCATATCTTTCATCATATAGAATTTTATATTCTTTATATCCTTCTACACTTTTTGGTATAGTTTTTATATTAGAAATATATTCTTTTAAATTGCTAGTTTCTCCTATTTTTTTATTTATCTTGTTTTCAATTTTCATTCTTTTTACGGACTCTCTTTTTGTAATCTCTTTATTTATTATATCTATTTCATATTGTATATTTTTAGATTCATTGTATATTTCGTTCAAGTTATTTTTTATTTCTATTTCTTTACTATCATCTTCATTTGTGATAATAAATTCCTTATTATCCTCTTTTAAAACTTCTTTATAATCTTCATTGTAATCTAATTTATAATCTAATTTATATATAATTCTTAATTTATATAATTCAGATAAAGAATAAATTTCTAAACCCATTTAATATAAATAAATATTATAATAAAGGAATATTTGTTAAAGGTTGTTCTATCATGTTCTGATATTTCCTTAATCTGGACAATATATATTCTTTCTTTTTTTGTTCATTTTCTTTAATTGTTTTTGAATCTTGTTTTCCTTTATACTTTATATATAATGTAAATGTAACTATAAAAAACAAAACAAATAGAATAGCTATATTTAAAAATAATGTTTTTTTTTGTTCTTCCTCAATACTTAATTTATTTAAATGAATTGATAATATATTTTTTATATTTTTTTCAACTAATATAGGAATATTAATCATTATATTATTTATAAGAAAATTAATATAATATTATATTATAATGTTAATATCACTATATATATTTTTAACATTTTTTATATTATATATTATAATCCCATTTGTCTTTATAACTTATAATAATTTTGATGAAGGACTTAATGTATACTTAAAACAAATATCGTCTGTTATATTTATTATTTCAATTATTATTATTTTTGGTCAAAATTTATTGTATATTAATTTATTTTCTAACAAAAACAATTGTTCTATAGATGTCGTATCATTTATTTTTAATACGTGTTTACCTTTATTCTTCCTTTTTGTTTTTATATTTTCTGAAAGAGCATTAGAATTAAAATGGTATAAAATATTTTCAAATACATATGGGAAATTACTTTATACTTCAGAAATGTTAAATATTTTTAAATCAATACACGATCAAAAAAGTATGTTATTAATAAAATTTTACGCAAACCCTATACTACTAGCACAAGAATTAAATTATGACAACGATGGATTAAAAGGTATATTTGGAAAATATGACATCGTTATTAATGAAGATCAAGAACAAAATATAAAAAAAATATTAATTAAAAAAGATTTAGTTGGTTATTTTATATTATTATTTTTCATTTGTTATATAACTTCATTATTTTCTGTTAATTTAGTTTTGTCGCAAGGATGTGGTCCTGTGTATGATTAATCATATTTGTATGAATAAGTTATTATATTTTAAATAGTATATATGTAATACTGTAAAATACGAAATTATTGCTAATATTATAGATACTAACCATAAAGGTAATAACGTTGTATTGTTATATCCTACTCCAAATTTTCTTAAACATTCTTCACTACTATTGTATATAAATTCAGGTTTTATAGTGTTTATGAGTATGTATAATATAAGATATACTACTATAACAATTGTAAATAATTTTTTATTTAACATATATTATATATTATTATAATTTATAATATATTAACGTTAATCTTCATTTTCGCGTTCAATATAATCCTCTAAATCGTTTTCTTCTATATTTTCGGGTTCGTCATAATTATCGTCATAATTAGATAATAAATTTAATAATTCATTATTTTCATTAATTTCTTTATCATATCCTTCTTTTGAATATTTGAACATATTATCACTTAATCCTTTGCTCCAATTTTTCATTTTATGATGTTTTAATTCTGTCTCTAATTTTCTTTGCTCGATAGACATTTTTTTAAATTTATCTGTTATTAATTCCTTTTCTACTTCTTTTTCGTAATCTTTATTTATGTTTACAATATTATAACTGTTATTAATTATTTTATTAAATAATTTATATTTATCTATAAAAATTTGTTTTAATTGTCTATTATTTATAAATTTATCTATAATTTCATTTAACAAATAAATAGATGCCTTTAATCTAAAGTGTTTATTATTTATATTTATTGATTTTAATATTTTATATGTCTCTATTAAATCCTTTATTTCTGAAATATTTGATATATCAATATCGATATCTATAATACTTTCGTATATATTTGAAGAAATCAATAATTCTCTTATATTAGATTTATGTTGAATTGATAAATCCCAAATATTACATAATTGTTTATTACTGCTATATTTTTTTACATTATTTACTTTTTTTATATATAATGTTAATATATCTATTATTCTATTTATCATTATATCTGAATAATAGTCATAATCAGAACTTTGAATATTTTCTATATTTATAAATAGTTTGGTGTCTAGTTTTTTTTTTATATTTTTATACATTTTATCAAACAATGAAATATCAGTTATATCTATTTCACCATCTACTATTTTTATTTTTAATCCTAATAATTTTGATAATAATTCATCATTATTTGTTTTATCTTCTTCTTTTATATCTAATTTAAAAATCTTACAATCTTCTTTTATAATATTTAAATATTCAGTTTCTTCTATTGAATGTTGCATTAATGAATTTAATTGTTCTTCTTTATTTAATTCTAAATAATTTGGTGCTTTATATTTTTCGTAACTTGTTTCTACTTTATTTGACAATAAAGAAAATAATTTTTTGTATATTATATTTTTTGTATATTGATGTTTAATCTTATATAAATTTGTTTTACTATCGCCTTTAAAATATAATGTTTTTTTTATATTAAACTTTGGTTTTAAAATGTAATCTGTATTATTTAAATAATAACTATTTAAATCTAAACTAACATATTGGATAAAATCCTTTGTTTTTTTTAAATTTTTCTGTTTAATCATAAAATTATTTACATTTTGTTGAATATGAAATGTTTTTTTATAATTAGTTTTTTCATTAACATTTATAGGTTGTAATCTTGGTAAAAATAATTCCCATTGACTACTATTGAGTTTCTTAATTTTTTTATTATTTTCTCTATTATCTTTAATTTTTTGTTTTAATGTATTATATAATTCTGTTACTTTAAATGTATATGTTTTAATAAATTTATGTAAATTAATTTTTATATTTTTTGTAGTTACACTATCCCAAGGATAAGTATTTGTGTTTTTTCTTATGTTTTTAAAAATACAGATTATATAATTTATACCTCCGTCATTTTCTTCCAATTCCATACCGTTTAAAGGAAACCCGCTAAAATCTGGCTTACAATTATAATAAAAACTTTCTATATCTTCTATATCTTTATAACTTTGTATATATATATAAAATACACTCAATAAAGAGTAAATATAAAATACATTTTTATTCTTTTCTGTATTATGAGTATTAAAACCAATACATATATTTATATATTCTATTATTTTTTGCACATCTTCTTCATTTAAATCTATATTTATTAAATCTACTATTGTTCTTATATTTTTATATAATTCATTGTCATATTTTGAGACAATGACTTCTTTATTTTCGTTTATACTTAATATTTCTCTTGTTGATATCTTAAATCCTTCTTTAGTATACCCTTCTTCATTGTCAAAATTTATATTTTGTATGGTATAACCACTATATTTATCAACCCATTTATCATCTTCATTCTTACCTTGAAATATACATATTTGTTCTATTTTTTTTTCATAAATATCTATACCGAGTGAAAAAGCATCAGATAATTCTTTATAGAACATTGGAACTAATTTTAATCCACTATCTTTACAGTACAACCAATGAATATCATTTTCATTATTTATAGTATTTATAGAAATAAATAACATCAATCCTTTCATTCTTTTATTTAAATCAGAGTCAGATAAAATTTCATGAAATAAATCTAAATGAGGAGAACTAACATATAACGACGAATCTACTAAATTTGAATATTTTATTTTTTGATTATTATATTTATGTTCTTTCTTTTTTTTTATATTCTCTATGTATTTAAATTTTTTTATTTGTTTTTCCAAAGAACTATCTGAATAATACATATTAGTTCTTTCATTTTCATTTAATGTTTTATTAAACAATTCAGACGTAATTTTTTCGTCATTTTCCGGCACATTATCTTCCCATTTTTTTTCTAATATACTCCAATAATACTTTTTATTATCAGAAATAACTAGACAAATATCACCGTCTTGAATCTTATTATTCATTATAAAAGTTTTAACATTATCTGTATTATATTTATCATCTATTTTTTCATATTTGAAATATTTAACAAACTCTTCTTTTGAACCTGAAAATTTTAAATCTATAAACGTTTTATATAATTTTTCTACAGAAGAATAATAATTTTGCATATTTCCTTCATCTTTGTATAAATGTTCATTAAAATTTTGTTGGTCATATAACATTTCTTCATTTGTTTTATAATATTTAACTATTTTTTTAGGTATTGTTTTATTTACATTTATTTCTATTTGTATTAAATTATCATATATATTTTTTTTTTTTATAATAAAATTTAGTAATTCTTTATTTACATTATTAAAATATTCACTATTCGAATAATAATCATTAAAAAAATATGTATTTATAATTGTATCCATGTTCATAATATTTTTATTGTTTTTTACTATTTTTCTATTTTCAACAATTTTCTTTTTATTATATTTTTCTTTATATAATTCTATATTTCTTTTTATTATATTTATTATATTTTTATAATCTTTTTTGTTTATTTCACTTATATTTAATAATGATAATTTACTTATAATACTTTTAATTGAATAACACTTTTCAGGTAAGCATTTAATAAACGAATAAGTATTTGGTATTATTTTTTTTATATTTTCATCTATAGTTTCATTTTTATCTAATTTATAAAATATTGGACTATCCGTAAAAAATTCACATTTATTTAATTCTTTTATATCTAAAATATTATAACTTTCTAAATGTTTATTTGATAAATATATTGGCTCACTCGAACATTTATCTAATATTGATGAATTTTTAGAATTTAATATATCATATATTAATATATCTTTTGGTTTAGTGTAAATACCATCTATGTTTATCATCATATTTTCTTGTATTTTTAATTCATATAGTGTCCCTGGATATATATATAAATCATTACCTTCATTTATTTTAATTTTATATTCATCTGTATTATTTATTATAATTTGATTTAATAAATCATAATTATTTATTTCATTATCTATTGAATCATAAAAATTTTTCATATTATCTTCTATTGTAAAATAAGGATTTGTAAAAGATGTAGTTATTGGATTAGTTTCATTTAATATATGTCCTATAATTTTAACATTATTTGTTATAGGTATATATAATTTATAATCACTTGTATCTACGTTATATGTGTTATTTATTGAAATATATTCATTGTTTTCATTATAATATTTAGAGTATAATTCTTTATATCTATTAATCGTTTTTAAAATAATATTTTTTTCACTTTCACTTCCTTCGGTAAGAAGATCTTCTATTATTACATTAACTTGTTGTTCTATAGAATAATAATAATAATATTCTTCTTCTTCTTGTTTATCTATAGAAATTATTTCTTTATTATAATTATTTTTAATTCCATTGTTCGTTTTATATCCAGCAATTTTTTGTATATTTTCTATATTTTTGGGTAATCCTCTAAAATTAAATATAATCTCTTCTTCTTTTTTTGTAGCTACATTTATAACTTTCATACTATCTTTGATTTTATCTAAATTTATAATTTTATAAATTATATCTTCTGAATCTTTATCTATACTACTTTTTATAAATATATTTTCATTTATTCTATAATTATTTAATATTATATAAGAAGATGTATATGGTTTATAAATAATATTTATTTCATTTTCATTTTTTATTAAATCTTCAAATATAAATATTTCCTTTTCATTTGTATTTTTACCACTGTTTATTAAATACATTTTTTCATTATCTATATAATGTATAAAATAAAAATTATCTGAATTATTCATTTTAATTATGTATCCGTATTTCATTATTATATAAATATATATTATTGTTTAAAATATAGTATTTATTCCTTAAAAATATCAATGATTTTTTTATATTTATCTATTACTAATTGTAATGTTTTAACTAACTCATTTATTACATTAATGTCGGATACATCTTTATTTTTGAAAATAAATTTAATAAAACTATAAGAATCGTGTGGATGTTCTTTTAAAAAAGCAACATATTTGTATATTTCCAAAGATAAATGTTTTTCAATTAATTTACCTAGCGTATAATCCTCATTCTCTAATCTTAATATATATTTAACATCTTCTGATGTTTTTTCTTTATATAAATGATATATTTTTTCATCATCAATTAATAGAGTCTGAGGGCTTTTAAAACTTTCATTATTATTATTCATTTCTTTTATTAGGTTTTCTAGTTTATAAATTATTTTTTTACAAGCAAGTTTAATTAAATCGATATTTTCGAATACACCTACACTTTCTATAACCATGTGATATTGATTTTTTTTATAATATCTTTGAGAATCTAATATTTGAAAATCCTTTAATTCAATGCTGTCTGGTTTAAAACTTTTTTTTATTTCTTCTATTTTTGTATTATCTTCAATATTATAATATAAACATTTAGATACCATATTCCAACAAGCGTCCTCTTTTTGTGTCCCTACATATAGATTCATTTTAATTTTAATTTCTTCACATTTTTCATTGTCATTTACTCTTGGGTATAAATAACATATAGGAATACCATTTTTTTCATATTTAGGAAAATAATTTTTTTTTTTCGGTTCTTTAGATTTGATATCATATAATTTAAAATCATTAGTAGTTACTAATATTTTTTCATCTGACTCATTTTTTACATTTACTTCAAAATAATAATTATTTACAAAAATATCAAACTTTTCAATTACATTATATAATACAGGAATACACGAAATTCTTTGTTTAATATATTCATTATGAAATCTACTATTATTTATTTCTATATTAATATTATTAGAATCGTGAGGAAATCCTCTAAATACCAATGATTCTATATCAGTCATTAAAGTTCTCCTCAAAGAATTTACTATAGAAACATCCTCATCCAAAATATCAAATTCAAGTTTTCTGTTATTTTCAATATTTTCAATCTTCATTATTATATATTAATAATAAATATATATATATCAATTTTACTATAAATTAATATGTTAATATAAAATATTAATTATATTTATTTAACTAAATGGAAAGGTCTCAATTATTTTATAGTAAATATTGCGAACATAGTAAAAATATTTTAGAAGAATTAAACAAATCAGGTTTTCATGATAAATTTGAATTTATATGTATAGATAAAAGGGTTACTGATAAAAATATTATATACATATTAGATAATAATAATAATAAAATTAAATTACCACCAATGATTAATAGAGTTCCAGTGTTACTTTTAAAACCAAACCACGAAATATTAAGTGGTAACCAAATATTAGATTATATTAAACCACAGTCTAAAACAATAGAACAAGAAGAAAAATTATTGTTTAATGAACCAAACTCATTTTCATTAGGAAAAGATAACTCTTTAACGGGTGTTTCAAGTGACAAATTTAGTTTTATCGATTCTACGTCGGATGAATTGTCTGCAAGCGGTAATGCCGGTCTTAGACAAATGTATAATTACTATAGTATAGATAATAAAGATGAAACAATAATTACACCTATGGAATCGGATAAAAAACAAAAATTAAATATGAATATTGAACAATTAGAAGAAAAAAGAAGAAGCGAATTATAATTTAAAGTTATAATCAGTATTTACACTAATGTCTAAAACAGATAACTTTAAATTATTTAATAATACTTATTTTGAATTACTTTCATTTATAAAAGATAATTCTAATAAAAATAAAGAATATATCAAATTTTATAATAAAAATTTATTAATAAAAAAAACAAATATTAAATATCTTATTAAATCGTGGTATATTCATGTCACAACTATTTATTACGAGCAAATTATGAAAGGAGATATATCATTTTTTTTAAACAAGGATTATAGTGAAGAAAAAAAAAATGTTTCTAAAGAATACATAGATTCATTTGAAAAAAGTGTTATTTTTTTAAAGAATATATATGAAACATTAGAACCAGAATTATTACATATTTTTTTAGACTATATTAAAAAAATAACATATTATAGTTATTTATATTATAAAAAATAATAGATTTAAATATAACAAAATAATTAAAATATATGGAAGAGTTTAAAAAGCTTGTTGATGATTTCTGTTCTGATTTAATTACTACATTTCCTGAATTAAAGGATAAATTTGATAAAGATTATGATAATTATTACTCTCATTGTTTAAAAAATTATCATATGAATTTTTTTGACATTTTATACGAAAAGGAAAGTCTTTTTGAAGATAAATTTTTTATTTTTGAAGGAGTAGATATTTCACCTTTAATGAAAGAAAATATCAGTGAAAATACTAAAAAAAAAATTTGGAAGTATTTGCAATTAATTTTATTTTTTACTTTAGAAAAAAAAGATATAAAAAATAATGATATTAATATTGATGATATACAAAGCAAAATTAAAGAAATGTTAGGTAATAATGATATTAGTGGTGAAAACGTAGAGAATATTTTTAAAAATATGTTAGGGGAAGGTGGATTAGATGAACACTTTAAAAAAATGATGAGTAATATAGATAATCAAGATTTAAGTAATAATAGTTTTAAAGAAACCATTGAAAGTATGATGAATGGAAATATCGGAAGTATAGCAAAAGAAATCGCAGAAGAAACAAACAAAGAATTTGGAGACAATACTCCAGACGAATTTATGAAAAATATGTTTTCAAATCCTTCAGGTATTATGAATTTAGTTAAAAATATAGGGAGCAAATTAGAAAAAAAAATGGGAAATGATAATATAAATGAAAGTGATTTGTTTTCTGAAGCAGGTAATATTATGAAGGAAATGAATAATATTCCTGGAATGAAGGAAATGATGAAAAATATGGGTATGAATGGTAAGCCTGACCTTAAGGCTATGGCATCTAAAATTGAACAAAATAATAAAAAGGAAAAAAATAAGGAAAGAATGAGGGAAAAATTAAAACAAAAATCTAACGAAGTTAAAAAGGGAACAGAAGTAAAAATAGAAGCAACAGATAAGGAAGATACGTTTATTTTTAAAACGGATGATTCAACCCAGGTAAAAAAATCGAAAAAGAAAAAAAGAAAAAATAAAAATATTTAATTATAAAAATAAAAAGAATACTAATATATAATGACTTTTTGGTTATATGACCCAACAATTTTACTACAAAAAAACAATTTTATTGAAGTAATACCAAATGAAAAATTTTCAATGGAAAGAAATTTAAATGCTATTACACGATTGACTATTTATATAACATTTATTTTATATATTATTTTTAAAAAAAAAATTATTAGTTTTATTAGTTTTATTTTTATTAGTTCTATTATTATTGGTATTTATAATAAATTTAAATTTAAAAAAGAAGGATTTAGCGAAATTCATAATGATAATATTTCTTATTCTAATCCGTTTAATAGTAATATTTTAAATACTAATACTAATAAACAACCTATAAAACATATTATTAATTCAGACAATAGTTCAGGAAAAACACCATCTTATGAAATAGAATATAATAGTGAAATAGAAAATAATATTCACGATAATGTTAAAAAAATGATTAAAGATAATAATAAAGATAATAGTGATATCGATAAGTTGTTTTATAACGAAAGTGATAATATTGATTTTGAAAATCATATGAGACAGTTTTACATACAACCAATTGACAATAACTTATCAGAATTTTTATCTTTTTGTTATGGATCTTTACCTTCTAATAAATCTATTATTTCATATTAAAAAAATATTATTATTATATAAATCATGAGTAGAATTATTGACTTTGGATTTGATAAATTATCAAGACTTGGAAATGACGAAGAAGTCTTTACACAAGATAACATAATGAATAATAATATTTCAAATTATCTTACTTATAATCCTTATTCTAAAAGTTGTAATGGTTCGTTTAACGTTGCTTATAATCAACCAAATATTTTTATTAATAAATCCACTTTTCAAGTTGGGCCTTTAGGTTGTAATGTAAATGATAGTTCGATTCTTACAAAAGGAGAACTTACTAACCAAAATGTAAAGCTAACATTACATGAAAGGCCATATAAAACAGTTCCATTTTTAGGAAATGGTAATGTAGATGTATATAAAGAAAATAAAATAAGATTAGGGGATACGTTTAAAGAAAAAAAAAGTGTCTCGAAATTAAATGAAAAATGTTTTAATAATTTAGGAAAATATCCTATGAATGACGGATTAAAAAATAAATTAAAAAATAGTAAAATAGAAGGAGATGTTAATCGTGCATGGATTAGAGGAGGAGTAGACAGTAGAGTTTTATATAAAAATACAGAATATTCAAAATAAAATAAAAGTTTATTATAATGTCATCTACAAGAAATATAAATAATAAAACTAATTATAACGTTAAAGAAAGACAACATAATAAAATATTTGTTCATAATACTTATTTAGGAAAAGGTACTAACAACAACACTACATTTTTTGAATTAGGTACAAATCCTGTTTTTAAAAGAGACCAAATGTCGAATAATAGTATTGATGTAGAAAGTATGTTAAGAGGTATAAGATCTACTAATTTAGAAGGCGAATCTTTTTCTGTTGTTGCTGAAAATAAGAATATAAATATTAAACCTTTATTCGAAAAACCAACTTTTGTTATGCCTTCTCCTTTTGAACATTCTACTATAGAAAGACCTTTATATTTAATTTAGTAATATTATATTTTATAAATATAATATGGCTTTTACACGTTTTTCAAATGATAACGCAAGACAGAAAAAAAAAATAGAGGAATCTGTATTTTCTGGAATATATCACCTAAATACACCAGGTAATGGTATTAATAATAATTATATAGATGATGTAAATATTAGACTACAAAAATGGGGTGCTAATTTACATAGCAATACTTGTAATTTAGAATCTAATATGAAAGGATTAAATATTCCATTGAATAGGGGAACAATTGAATCTAAGAAAACTATAACCAATTCAAAAACATATAATACAAGCAATTTTAATACAGACGAAACTAGAACTACCTTTCCGGTTTGGAAATATAGAGAATTACCGCAACAAAGATATGACCATTTATTTAATAATCCACAAGATCATGTATTTCAAACATTCGACAATAATTTAAATACGAGAGTATTAGAAAAGGATTTTTATGATAAAAATAAAAAATAGTATAATATATTAAATGTCTGAATTAGTTATATCTTGTATATTATTAGGAGGAGCTTATATATTATCTAATAAAAAAAATGAAGGGTTTGTTGAAGAAACAAACGAAGTAAAGCCAAATTTACTTAAAACAGAATTGAATATGAAAATTGACAATAAATTACAAAATAGTAAGGATAAATTTAATAACCCTAATAAAGAAGTTGTAACACATAACAACATGGTTCATTTTTATAATAATAAATCAAATGGTTACGATAATGGTAAATATAATAATTTCGAAGGTATATTAGATAATCATACAGGCACAGGTAGCCAACAAATTGAAAAAGAAGAAACATCACAATTATTTAAACCTCAAAATAATACACAAAATGTTTGGGGTAGTCAGAATAGTAACGATTTTTACCAATCAAGAGTGAATGAATCTAACCGGTTTGCAAATACAAAACCCTGGGAAGAAATAAAGGATTCACCTGCTACAACCGATATTAAATCATTTGTGGAAAGTAGAGACAAAATAATGCCTAAAACTGTTAATGAATTAAGAACAACTAATAATCCAAAAGGAGAGTATGAACAAAATTATAAATCACCTGCATACAATCCAGGTAATCAATATGGAAATTTAGGAAAAATAACTAAACAAAGTGTTGATACGTTTCATGTAAATAATAATATTGAATCTTTTGGACCTGCTTATGGATTAAATAAAGAAATACAAAAACCTGAACAAATGTTAACTGTTGAAAATAGAGATGAAACAAATGTTTCTTATTTTGGAGCAAGAAAAAGTGAAAATATTACTTATATTAATAATTTAGAAAATAAAACACATAAAAAACAATTACCATCTACACCATTTTTAAACGTATCTTCGGTTGGTTCAAACATATCTATTAAAGAAAATTACGGCAAAGAAGGATATAATCTATTAAATAATAATAGAAATACTACCCAATCCGATTATTTTGGCAATATTAAGGGTCAAGTTTTTTCTAATGTTATATCTCCAATTATGAATTCTTTGAAACCAACAAAAAAAATAGTTAATAATCCTAATCCAATAGGAAATATTAATTCTAATGTAAAAAAACCTATGGATTATAAATTATATGATGAAAAATTACCTACTACTAACAGACAAATGACATCCGAAAGTTTAAATCATATGAATTTACAAAAACAATCTTCTAATGCTTATATAATTTCAAATCCGTATTTAACGGATACACAAAGACAAAGCACAAATAACTCTTATATTGGTAACGCAAGAGGAATAAATATAATAAATAAATATGAAAATAACTATACAACTCCAAATATAGATAAAACCGTTGTAAATAGAACACCTTCGGGAAATATGAAAATGTTTAATTCTAATATAAATGTTAATATAACTGGTAGAGAAAAAGAAGTAGATAGAGAAAATGTTATACATAAATCTAACAATTCTACACAAATTCTAGGCGAAAGAACTAAAAATCCACAACATTATGATTATAATACAAATATAGATGAAACGTTGGTTTCTGCTTTTAAACAAAACCCTTATACACATTCTTTAAATAGTATTGCGTAAATATTTGTATAATTTTTTTATTTCGACCAATTCATTATAAGGTATTTTATTTATATTATAAATATTAATTATATTATTCCTTATAATTGTAATATTGTCTCCTTCTTTTTTTATTTTAACTACTTTAATAATCTTACCATTTATTATTTTAGTTTTAATCAAAAAAGGTGTATTTCTTACTAAATGAAATTCGTTACCTATTGTTACGTCAGGATTATGTATCTCATTTAAATAATAACTCCATTTTAAATCACCACATTCACAATTACACGAAAAACTATTTTTTAAAACTCCGAAATCATCCGTTTTTTTGTAACTATAAAACATCTGATTTTCTATATTTCTATATATATCTGTCATTTTACCTTCATAAATTTTTTTATCATATATTTCTATATATAAAGGGTCATTTATAAAAAACGCACAATCTATAATATAAAATGATTTTTTTGTTTTAGGTATTAATAACGCACAATGACAAATTATTGATTGACCTTGTGTTTTAAATTGTATTGGACATTTTGAAATTATAATATGACTATTTATATTATAATTATTCTTTAAATATAATTTAATAAATTCTGACATAGCTATACAATTTCCAGAACTATTTTTTATAATTGCCTCTTTTGATGTTTTAATTTTTGCCTCAATATAAGGAAATGTTGAAAAACATAAATTATTATAACATATATTCATTGATTCTTTTAACATTTTACTTGTCAATGTTTTTTGTTCATATAATTTAATTTTTTCTAAATTCATAATATAATAATAATATAATTTAATATTATATTAATTAATTTATAAATGTCAATTGAAATATTTAAAGGAAATATACCTCATCTTTTATTTTACGGTAATATAGAAAATAATAATATTAAGGAAGAAATTCTTAAAATAACTAAAAATGAATATATTCTTGTATTTAATTGTGCTATAAATAAAGGTATTAAAAATATAAGAGAAGAAATTGTATCATTTGTAAAGTTTCAATTACCTGTAAATATTAAATTTAAATGCGTTTTATTATATGACGCTGAATATTTAACTATTGATTCTCAATATTTGCTTAGACGTATAATTGAAATTTACAGTCATAATACAAGATTTATTATTATAACTCGCGATAAAGATAAATTATTAAAACCTATAATTTCTAGATTTATACATATTTATAAAGAGGAAAACGAATATATAAACGGTATTATTCCATATAATAAAATTAAAAATATATTAACTAATAATTTGGATATAATAGATTGTGTCAACGAATTATATATTCAAGGAATATATGCTGATATATTACTTCAATATCTAAAAAATAAAGTTATTAATTTTATTGAACTAGAATTTTACTATGACAGGTTTAAAAATATTTTAAAAAATGAAAAATTTATTATGTTACATTTAATTTATTCTTTTCGTAATAATAAAAAAATAGAAATATAGTTATTTATTATTTATGGATGATTATAGCACAAATATACTCAATGATTCTAAAAACGAATGGTCTATACTTTTGATTAATAATATAACTTGTCATATAATAGTGGGTTTTAGATCAATATTTAATGAAGCTTTAGAAATATGTGAGAAAAATGATGAAGTTGATAAATATTTAATGACTTACCAGAATTTACTTTCTCGTATTCCTAACTGGAATCAAACTATAATTGATACTGAACAAAAACGAATTGTAAATACAAGTAGATGCCCATACCTTGAAGATTTAATTACTTGTGTACATATTACTCAATTAAAAATACTTTCTTGCGTAAATGTAAGTTCTGAACCAAAAAAAATAGAAATAAACATACCAGACATATCTTTATTTATACATAAAGTCTATATTAATATTGCTAGAAAATTATATTCTAATATATATCTTTTTGAAATTGATATTCCTCCTTTAGAACAACAAAAGAGAAATAGGGAATTTGAATTATTAGTTCAAACATGTATTATGAATACAATAAGAGACAACCTACCAATTGAAGAATTATTAAGAAAATATATTGACGAAACACAGGAAATAGATGTAAAAAATATTGAAAGTATTATTGAAAATAAAAAAATAGAGAATAAAGTTGAAGATATTGTCTCTGATAAAGATATTGACTCTGAGATTGCTTCAGTTATTTCCTCAGAAAAAGATGTTGGCAAACATATTGAAAAACATATTGACTCAGATAAAGGTATTGAATCAGACAAGGATATTGAATCAGACAAGGATATTGAATCAGAAAAGGATATTGAATATAATATAGAAAAAGATTATTCAAAATCTTCTTGTGAAGAGTTTGAACCAATAAATTTAAAACCAATAGAAGATAGTTTAGTAAAAAAAAAAGAATATAAAATAGAAGAGATTAATTCTTTAGACGATGAAGATTTTGAAACTAAAAATAATAACCAAGAATTAAAATTATCGTGGGACCCTTCTATTACAGATAATCAAATTAATATAGGAGAAGAAATTAATAACGATAATGATTTTATTCTAGATATAGAAGAATTGTAAATGTTTTAGTTAAAAAATAAAATATTTTATATTTATATAAATATTATGAATTATCATTATATTTATATATCCTTTATTATTTCAACAATTTTCTTTATTTATAAACAAATTATAAATAAACAAAACCCATCTAAAGATGCAAATTTCAATAAAAATACTATAAGAGAAATATTTTTTATATTTATAATATCATTTGTAACATTATATTTACATAATTTATATTTAAAAAAACAAGACGTAAAAACTGAAATATTTACAAGTCAACCGTCGTTTTAATTAATTCGTCAATATTTAAATATGTTTCTAATGTTTCAACATTATAATCATTAAAACATTCATTTATATATTGTTTACTCGGTAAATGGTTATGAGTTGTTCTTGCTATCATTTTATATAATTTAAAATCGGGGTATCTTTCATCTCCATTATCTTTATATAGAATATTTTTACCACTATCGTCGTATAACCAATCAATTATCATTTTATAAACTGGAATATTCCTATATTTTTCTATTTCATTATAATCATCTACTATGAAATCAAAAATAGAACAAGCTAATCTACATAAATCAAAACCATAATTTGGTTCTATTTTATTTTTATTTTGATTATAAAATGGTTCGCAGTTATATTGTCCATAAGCAGTTCCATTGCTTGAAAAACTATCGCTACATAATCTTTCGCCTTTATATTCATATATAGATCTTCCAAAATCTATTATTTTATAAATTTTCCCATATGTCGGAACTTTATAATATTTATTATTTATTTTATAATATAAATATTCTATATTTGTGTTAATAAACATTATATTATTTGTGTGTAAATCATTGTGTGTAAATTTAAAAATACTTTGATAAACGTCTAATGTAATTATTATCTGAAACATAGCACTTGTTAATTCTTTTACATCGATATTATTATCAAATAAATAATCTAAAGTATTAACACATTTCTCCAATGCGATTTTTTGACAAGGTAATTTATCTATAATTATTATTAAATCTTCTATACTTTCGGTGTCTTCATAACTTTCTTCGTCACTTTCTTCGTCACTTTCTTCGTCGCTTTCTTCGTCACTTTCTTCTTCACTTTCTTCGTCACTTTCTTCGTCACTTTCTTCGCCACTTTCTTCGTCGCTTTCTTCGTCACTTTCTTCGTCACTTTCTTCGTCACTTTCTTCGTCACTTTCTTCGTCACTTTCTTCTTTACTTTTATCTTTTTTTATGTAAATATTTGTAATTTCGCTATTATCAGAAACGTCCAACAATACGCAAGATGTATCAATAACTTCATAAGTAAGATTAATAGAATCTTCACTTATATTTAAAGGTTCTTTATAACCAAAATACTTCCTAATTTCTTCATTTTTAAAATTAAATATTTTTCCCACACTATCATTAAAATAATTATTATCACATAAGTATTCATAATCTTCAGATATATCAATCTCACAATTATTTTTTAAAATTATTTCCATATCATAAACATCTAAAGAATGATTGAATCCGTATTTTTTTAATTTACTTGTTAATAAATAAAAGAAACTATCTACATAAGAATAGTTATGTATAGAATTTATATATTGTTGATATATATTTACATTGGTATTATTCTTTTCTGGAAGAATATTTATATTATACTTTTTATATTTACCTGTAAGAAGTTTAACATAATCAATTAAAGGAATATACTTAATAAAACAACTTTTAGTTTCACATTCATTATCTTCAAATTCAAAATCATTATAAGTATTGTTATTAATATATCTTTTAACTAATGGTTTATAGTTAATATTAAATTTATCAAATATTGGATTGTATTTTTCTTCTTGTATAATTATTTCATCCATAATATTTTATAATATTAAAGTTTTTATTATGGTTTAAACTAATTCGTTTTAAAAAAGGTCTTTATATAATTATAATTAATATATGAGTTTAGAATTAAAAAAATTTAGTATGAACTCGATTTCCTTCAAAAAAGATGAAAATAAAGGACCTGTTATTGTTTTAATTGGAAGAAGAGATACTGGAAAAAGTTTCTTAGTTCGCGATTTACTTTTTCATCATGTCGATATACCAATAGGAACAGTAATATCAGGAACAGAAGCAGGAAACGGTTTTTATTCTGAACATGTTCCTAAATTATTCATACATGATGAATATAAAACAAGTATAATAGAAAATATTTTAAAAAGACAAAAAGTTGTAATTAAACAAGTAAATAAACAAATTGAAATTTATAAAAAATCTAAGATAGATGCTAGATCATTTGTAATATTAGATGATTGTTTATATGATAATTCTTGGTCAAGAGATAAAATGATGAGATTATTATTTATGAATGGTAGACATTGGAAAGTCATGTTGATAATAACTATGCAATATCCACTTGGTATTCCTCCAACTTTAAGAACAAATATTGATTATGTATTTATTTTAAGAGAACCATATATAGCTAATCGTAAAAGAATATACGAAAACTATGCTGGTATGTTTCCTACATTTGAATCTTTCTGTCAGGTTATGGATCAATGTACTGAAAATTATGAATGTTTAGTTATTGATAATAATGTTAAATCTAATAAATTACAAGAACAAATATTTTGGTATAAAGCACAAAAAAGAAATGATTTTAAATTATGTTCTAAGGATTTTTGGGAAATGTCTAAAAACTTAGGTTCTGATGACGAGAATGAAGAATATAATCCAGATAATTATAAAAAAAAAGCAGGACCGAAGATAAATGTTAGAAAATCTAAATGGTAATCTATGTTAAATGTATTATATTATCGGCATGAGGTATTATTTCTTTATCATGACTTATTATTATTACTGTTTTATCTTTTGTTTTTTCTGTTATTAATCTAACTATCTTCTTTCTTGTTATTATATCTAAACTAGTTAGTGGTTCATCGAATATTAATATTGTTTTATTTTCTTTTAATATTCCTCTTATAATCATTATAATTTTTTGCATACCTAGAGATATTTTAGAACCATTCACACCTGTTTTTGAATATAATCCTTTATCAATTAAATTAAAATAATCTATTAATTTATATTCTTCTAATATTTCTATTATTTTATTATCTGTATAATTATTTCCATATTTCATATTATACATTATTGTTTTGTTAAATAATATTGTTCTTTGGTTTACATAATATATATTATTTCTAATATCATTTATACATATATCATTTATATTGTGGTCGTCTAAATATATATCTCCTTTATCTACGTTATACATTTTTATCAATAATTTCATTAATGTAGTTTTTCCTGAACCTGATTTACCCATTATTACATTTATTTTTTTCGGTTCAAAAGTTATATTTAAATTATTTAATACATATTTATTTTCATATTTAAAATATACATTTATTAATTTTATTTTATAAAATTTATTTATATTTTCACAAGTACTTGTTTCTTCTTTGGTTAATAATTCATCTAACGCTTTAATTTTATAAATATATAACGAAACGTCTATTGTTTCTTTTATGAAATTATTTACAATACTTATATATATAATTAACATCATAACTATAATCGTGATATTTTCAGTTCTCATATATCCGTTATTTATGTATATGAAAATGAAAATGAATATTACATACATATAATTTAACAAATTACTTATGGATAATATTTTATTATTATTATTTAATAATTTTTTGGCAGATTCTGTATAAATTAAATGAGTATCTTTCATATATTCTACTTCATCATTTAGAGTATTGTCAAAAATTATATTTAATATATTTTTTACTTTATCTCCTAATATATTCATATTACTCCTGTGATTTTTATCTTGTATCTCTATTAGATTAACAGTTTTATTAAAATTCAAATATATATATAGAATTATGATGATAATATGTATCACAGAAAGTAATAATAAATATACATTTTTATAACTAAAAAATATTAGTATGATAATAAATGTTACAATAAAAGGTAGAACACTCTCAAATATATATATAAGAAATATTCTTGTAGCCCAATAAGAAGCAGTAACTAACCATACAATATCAGATTCTTCTATTTCTTTATATTTTTCGGTTAATTGTTTAAAAATATTTAATACAACTAAATTCTTTGTAATGGTTATTATATCTAATACTATATATGATTGTATATAATATTTTAAATTAATAAAAATAGAATATGTTAATGATAAAATAATTATTATATATACCCACCCCATCATACTCCTACACTTTATAACGTTATATATATCTTTTAAAAATTTATCATTTTTATTGTATTTAGAATTTAAAAAATGAGTAAATGATTTAGATATTCCGATACTACCGATTGTATAAGTTATTAGAACCACTATTGTATATATTATTAATATAAATATATTATCTTTCATATAAGGTAATAAAAGGTTTTCTATTAAGAAAGACATTATATTATCTAAATATTTAATCTTTTATAAATTATATTATTATAGTATATATGAAAAATTCTGAAAAAACCAATAATAAAAAGAAAACCAATAAAACCAATAAAACCAATAAAACCAATAAAACCAATAAAACCAATAAAACCAATAAAAAAAATAAAACCAATAAATGGGTAATGTTTGTAAAAATAATACAAAAAGAAAATCCAAAATTATCTTACAAACAATGTATGATATTAGCTTCTAAAAATAAAAAGAGAATGAATAATATTTAATAATATTTATATAATTTTTAGGAAGATATTTTTCCCGTATTCTATGATTTGCATATTTTCTGTTGCTTAAAATAAATTTCATATTTTAGTATATTTTATAAATTATATATAAATATTATTTTGTTTTAAATTATCATATTAAATTATTTCTTTACTTTCTTTATTGTTTTCAAGTTGTATATTTTCATTAGAATTTTCATTAGAATTTTCATT